TAAATACGGATCTGCAACTTATCAAGCTGGTAAAACTGCATTGAAGACTAAAACTGGTAAAGGTTTAGCTATCGGTACTGGTGCATTAGTTGGAACTGGATTAGCTGTTGGAGCATACCGCGGATTAAGTGGTAAGAAACAAACTGTAATAAATAACTATAACTAACGTCTATGAATTATACAAATCGTCCTATTGCTGCCTATACGATGGCAGAATTTGAATCATTAACTAGCGACAACGCTGATTTTGCTAGAGGTAGAGGTAAGGATAAGAAGAAACGTAAATCTCGTGCTGGTTTATATGCTGGTATTGGTGCTGGTGCAGTTGGATTAGGCGGACTTGGAGCTGCTGGTATGAGATATGGTGGTGCTGAATTATCTAAACGTAAACAATTAGATAAGTTGCGTAAAGCTCGTGTGGGCGCAGATGATATTTCATCTCTTGGTGATGAAATGGCTGGACGTGGAGCTAGAGGTAGATTTGATAGTGATATGAAAGCTGTTGGTAAGAAATCTCAACAATTTGGTGATTGGATGGGTAATCCTATTAATAAAGCTAAAGCTGCTTATGACTCATCTGATATTACTGCTGCTGCTGGTAGAAAGATGGAAGATAAAATTAGATCAACTGGTAGTATAGGTAATCGAGCTAGACAAACTACTGAAGCTGCTCGTAATGTACTTGGAACTCGTGCTGGTAAAATCGGACTTGGTGCTTTAGCTGCTGGAACTGTTGCTGGTGCTGGTTATGGTATTTACAAAGCATATAAGAAAGGTAAGAAAAAATAATGCAGTTATTATCTGACTACCGAATAGCTGATTTCGCTAGGACTCCTGGTAGTAAGGATAAGAAACCTCGCAAGTTTAGCTTACGTAAATTAGGTAGAGCTACATTAACTAGTGAAGCTGCTAGTGGTGCAGCTAATGGAGCGCAAATCGGTGGAGTCTTAGGTTTAATATCTAGTAACCCTAAAAATACATTTCGTAGAACATTAAGAGGTAGTGCTGCTGGATTAGCCATTGGTACAGGACTCGGTATAAGACACGCATATAAACAACAAAACAAATAACTAAGACGTATTATGAACGAAGCTATTGAATATCACAATCAACTATTTGCGGATTTAGTTGAGAATCTACAAAATGCAGTTGCCGCTGGTGTGATGTTGAAGGACGAATATAAGCAACGCATGACTCAAGCATATCTCGACCTACAAGAACGCATTGCTGCTGAATTAGAAATTGATGAAGAAGATATCTATGATGTAGTTGGTGAAGCTGCTTACTCTACTGGTGATGAAGTTGCCGAATTTAGTGTAGGTAGTGAATATGGTGCAGCGTTACTTGAACTTGGCGAAGCTGCTGGTTATGATGACATTGAGGAATATCTAATTGATCTCAGTGATGCTCTAGAATGTAATCCTGATGTATTACTTGGTATCATTGAAGGTGAAATTGCTCCTACTGATAATCTCTCATTAGCACTATCTGAAGTTCTCGGACTTGATGAAGCTACTGAAAATCAACTATTAGTTATGGGTATTGAAAGTCGTGGTGAAGACATCAATGATTACTTAGATACGAATGAAGAATTAGATGAAGAAGACCAGGAAGCTGACTATGCTACATACCAGAACAGTGAGTTCGCCGAATTTAAACGCAACACTGAGATTAAAGAAGCTCTAGCTGATGTAGCTGAACGTGCTTACGCTCTTGTAGAAGCTGGTAAGATGACTCCATTTGCAGTTCAATCTCTACTGGGTAACTTCAGTGCTAATGAACGTATCGCGGCATTTAGTACCGTGTGTGCTGAGAACGAAGTTGATCCTGCAACTCAACTCTATGCAATGAATACTGTACTTGAAATCTTCGACCGTATGCCAGCTATGGAAATGGGATTCTTCGCTGAGGAAGTTCTTGATGAAGAAGAATTAGATGAAGAAGCTGATTTGAGTTCTATTGCTGCTAACTACATTAAAAAATATCGTTCATAAACTATGCCTTATTTCAATCAATCTCAAACGTTTCTAGTTGATCCTGCCATTCTCGCATTCAGTGATGGTAATCATCCTAATGTGTCGGCAACTGTGCAGAATACTTACATTAGTCTTAATACTGAAGCTCGCAAACAAGTTCCTGCTGGACTATTTGTTGCTCAAGTAGGTAACGTACTGCGCTTCCTACCTCGTACTAAGTTAACTGCTGTAACTGCTACTGGTGCTGCAACTGTAACTGCATCTCCAACTAATATCTTTGTTGCTGGTGATGTATTAACTGTAGTTGAACCATATTCTACGCTAACTATCACTACTGTAACTGCTGCTCAAACTGTAACTGTTACTGTAGAAGGTTTAACTGCAACTGCAACTGCAACAACTAACAATACTACAACTACTGCTAGTGAAGTTGCTACTGCTATTAATGCTACTGCTGGATTATCTGATTTAGTTCGTGCAGCATCTATTACTAACAAGGTATTTATCTTTGCAGTTGATGGACTTACTAACCGCGCCATTACAACTGCTGGTACTGTAACTAGTGCTGCATTATCTAGTGCAACTCTAGTTCCTAATGCAACTGCTGTTGGTACTATTGCATTTATTGATTACACAACTGGTGTTATTACATTAACTGGTAACGCAAGTGTAGCTCTACCTATTGGTACTAATATCGGTGTTAGAGTTAATGCAATTGTAGGACTTCATGTTCATGCAGTTGATTATACTGTTGCAACAGCTAAGGATCTAGCTCTCTATACTATTGCTAATGGTGTTCGTATCCAGTATCTACCATACTTCGATGGTGATATTGCTAGACGATTCCCTAGCATCAATTTCGCTTACAAATTCTAACTAACCGGGCGTTAATGACGTATGTTAATGATGTATGTTATCGCGCCCACTATCCTACTTTTTTCTTACTATGGGTTCAGTTTCTAATTTTCTTACCGATAAGTTGCAAGCTAAAGTTGCCGAAACTCTAGTAGACGATACTATTGCTCGTCTGCGTCAGAGAACTAAACTTATTGATCAATTCATGCCTATTAAGACGTATGAGGACGATGAGTTCCTAGCATACGTAAGTGAACGTCTCACACCAGTTGCGAACTTTATTGCTCCTGGTGCTGAACCTCCAGTTATCTCTCATGGTGGTTTCCGTCGAGTAATCGGTGAACTAGCTAAGTTAGGTAATAGCTATTCATTCGATGAAGTAACTCAGAAACAGATGCGTAAGGCAATGGAAGAAGCTGCCTATAAACGCGCTAGTGTTATGACCATGAAGTTAACTGATAACTCCGTCATTAAGGGTACTAACGATATGCTCGTTAAGTATCTCTATGGTCACATTGAGGGGATCGTCCAATCTCATGCTGATAGACTTACTAGCATGGCTTGGCAAGTTGTTCAGACTGGTCAATTGAGTGTATCTGATGCAATTACTAAGGTTGCATGGACAATTGATTTCCGTCGTCCTGGTGCTAGTTATAACCACTTCCCTGATGCTCTTGTTGCTACTGGTAACACTGCATCTCCTAAGTTGAACAAGTGGACTGACTACGCTAATGCTGATGGTATCGCTAACTTAGAAGATGCTGTAACTACTTATGTCAATACTAATGGTTACAAGCCTGATCTCATCGTAATGAGTAATACTGCATTGCGTGATCTTCAGAAACAAGCATCTACTATTGCTCGTGCTAGACAATCAGTTGGATTTGCACAAGTAGGTTCTGTTAGCTTCCCAATGTTACAAGAGGTAATGGCTTCTAATAACCTACCTCCTATTAAGGATTATGATGAGTTCTATCAAGTAGATAATACCTACTCTGGTAATACTAATACTATTGATAGCTACATCAGTAATGCTCGATTCCTTAATGAGAATTGCTTCGTATTCCTCAAGGATGGAATGGGTGAGCAAGCTATTGGTACTCCTGAAGAACAGAAAGTTGTTAAAGATGGTGTATTAACAGGTACTGAATCTCCTGTAATGGTACGTGTTTATGAGAAGACAACTGTGCCTATCAACGATGTTTTGCAAGCGATTGAAACTTTTTGTAGTCGCCTATTTAAGTAATTAAGTAGTAAAAATTCGGTGAATTGCTGGAAACTCCAGAAGTGGACAATCAGCAGCCAAGCTTAACCAGGAATGGTTTTGAAGGTTCAACGACTAGGTTTCGAGTCCAGACCGGACAGTAACAAACCCACGAGTGCCGAACATCCCAAGTGGATGATGATATAGTCTGAACAGTAGATATAACACATGAAACTACTGATACGTAGGATAAAGAGCTTACGTGGTAACAAAATGATCAATGGTTTTACCAGTAATTTATTCTCCCAAGAATCTGTATGCTCAAGTAGTTAGATAATAATTCCCTATTTCTAACTAGACCGAGTTTAAGTTGTGGTATAATGATCTTATGACGTAAATGAGATTATTATGCCACAATTTATTTATTTGGTGACAAACTCAATTAATGATAAAAAATATGTTGGACAAACAAATAGGACAATTGAAAAGCGTTGGTCAGAACATATTAGAGCCGGTAATTATGTTGGAACTAAAAGTTTATTATCAAAAGCAATTAAGAAATATGGTGTAGATAAATTTAAAATTGAAATTATTAAAACTTTAGAAACAACAGATCAGTCAGAAATTGATAAAACTGAAGTTTATTTTATTAAAGAATATAATGCTTTAACACCTAACGGTTATAACGTATTAAATGGTGGTAAAGGTTGTTTTCTAACACCTGAAGGTAAAGAGTATTTAAAAAGAACGATGACGAGTCGTTGGCAGAATAAAAGTTAT